TCTACAGGTAACAAATGGCTAACATGACGCCCAATCGCTTTGGGCAATTGAACCAGGCTGGCGATCCAGATGCCTTGTTCTTGAAGGTCTTCGCAGGCGAAGTCCTGACGGCCTTCGACGAGATCAACGTTGCGAAGTCGCGCAGCATGGTCCGCACGATTACCAGCGGTAAATCGGCGCAGTTCCCCGCTTCATGGAAGGGCACCGCCGCGTATCACACCCCCGGCACGCAGTTGCTCGGTACCGGTGTTGGTCTCAACGAGCGCACGCTTATCATCGACGATGTGCTCATTGCAGATCGTTCCGTCGCGCAGATCGACGAACTAAAGACGCACTACGACATTCGCTCGATTTACTCGCGCGACATCGGCATGGCGCTTGCTCGTGCATTCGACAAGAACCTTCTCCAGGTCGGAATCCTTGCGGCCCGCGCTGCGGCTACCGTGTCTGGTGGAAACGGCGGGTCGGTCCTCACGGACGCTGCCTACCTCACGACTGTCGCGAACCTCGAAGCCGGTCTCTTCACTGCGGCTCAGAAGTTCGACGAAAAAGATGTACCCGAGAGTGACCGCTACGTCGGCATCAAACCGGCGCAGTATTACCAGTTGGTCGCCAGCTCGTCCAAGGTTATTCATAGCGATTACAACCCGACCCCGAATGGTGGTTACGCTCAGGGTAAGGTCTTCCGTATCGCTGGCATGGAGATCGTCAAGACGAACAACCTTCCGCAGTCGAACATCGCTACCGGCCCTGCCGCTTACCAGGGCAACTTTACGACCGTGGCTGCGCTCGCCTGGCAGAAGGGTGCTATGGGTACTGTCAAGCTGCTTGACCTCGCGGTTGAGAGCGGCTGGCTCATGGACTACCAGTGCACACTGATCCTCGGGAAGTACGCTGTGGGTCACGGCATTCTGCGTCCTGAGTGCGCGGTGGAGTTGAAGACTTCGTAATAGTTATCGGGGCGTAGTACCTCTTCAATGGGGGACTGGCTGGCTAGTCCAGTGGTCCAGAGCGCCCCGGTCCACTTTTACTCTCTTCTTCTACTATAAGGATTATTCATGTCTACAAGAGCACTTGCTGTTGATGGTGAACAGATCGTTGCTGCTGACACTTATGTGTCTTCGGCTTTGGCGTTTCCCGTTCAGGCTTACCTCCCGAAGATCAACGATGGTTCCGGCGCTACTGTGGCTGTTGACAAGGTGTATCGTGTCGAAGTCACTGGTGGTGCGCCTGTAGAACTATTAACTCAAAGCGGGCGGCGCGTCGGTATTGTTCCAAGTAGGAGCCAAGCTGTTGTTGTGGCTCGTACGGGCACGGTGCAGGCAGAGCCGGATGATTGGAACTTTTCGGCTTCACCGCAAACTCCTGTTGCTGTCGCTACTGCTTCCCCCGCTGGGGGCACCGGTACTGCGGCTGGCGGATGGGATACCGCAGGAAATCGCGACACTGCAATCACATTACTCAACGCGATTCGGACCTGCTTGATTGCTAACGGTCTGATGAAGGCCGAGTAACACTCGTAATACCTCGAACCGGGGGATGGGGCTCACTCCCTGTCCTCCGGTTTTTTTTCTCCCCCTTTCTATTATAAGAGACCATGCCTTCAGTTATCACCAACCTCGCTCCTATGACAGAGCTTGAGGCAGTCAATGCAATGCTGTCATCTGCCGGGGAAGCTCCACTTCCTGTGGGCACTGATCTCAGCACCGTCACTAATTCTGATGTAGTCATGGCGTTGAACATTCTACGCAATGCAGCGCGAGATATTCAAGGCATGGGTTGGAAGTTCAATACAGAGTTTGGATTCCAATTAATACCGTCCACAGCTAATCCTACTTCGCCGTTCGATTGGGTGGATAGTACTGGCCTCCACACGAATCTTAACGTCTTTCTACCACCCGCCAATCTCTTAGGGTTCACCGTCTCCCCGATTATCGAGCAACAGGGCTACCAGTTCGTAGACACAGTGATTCGTCCGTCGCGCAAAGTGCTTGTTGCTTCGGCCCCTATCCTGGTCTTCTACGACCGCGTGCTTAACCGCGATGGCTTTCCCGTTACTGAACGCCCTTACCTCTACATCGACCCCGTGTGGGCGTTCGATTTTGAGAAGATGCCTGAAGAGGCTCGTAGGTTCTGCACTATTCACGCTGCTCGTCAGTTCGTACAGCAGTTGGTAGGTTCACAAACGCTCGCCAGCTTCACCGATCAGGATGAGCGCTTCGCCTTCAGGAATCTCAAGAGAGCCTTTGGTGAAGAAGATGACTTCAACATGCTTAGGAACACCGACGTGTCGAAGCATCTCGGCAATCGTCCGAGATTCGGTGGCTGGATTAGTACCGATCCTCGTCGGAAGAGTCCGTCCTAATGGCACTCATTGCACAGTCACTCGCTAATCTGTTGAATGGTGTGTCGCAGCGTCCTAACGAGCAGCGACACTCCTCGCAGGCAGAGGCACAGAAGAATGGCTTCTCGCATCTCGTGCGTGGGCTAATGAAGCGTCCCCCGCTTGTATATCTCGGGAAGCTCACAGGGACTATTACCGGCTGGTCAACAGCGTTCGTACATTCAATTAACAGAGATGAAGTTGAACGCTACCACATAACTATCGCCAATGGCGATGTATTCGCCTTTGACGCCCTGACTTACGCACCGGTCACAGTGATTGCGCCCCAAGGGAAGGCGTATCTAACGGACGCCGGTAACAAGGGCTTTCGTGCGGCGACTGCTGGTGACACTACGATCATCGTGAACAAAGGAACGACGGTTAAGCGTGGCGCAAAAAAGACTGATACCGCCAAGTACGAAGCTCTTGTCTATATCAGACAAGCCGACTATGCGACGACTTATCAGGTCACACTGAATGACGTTCCTGTGGCGATCAAAACCGTTGCCGCTGCAACTGCTCAATCTCGCGAATCTCTCAGCACTGAGAAGATTACAATTGATCTTTATACAGCGCTGAAGGCAGAGCCTTTACTCGCTTCGTTTACGTTCACGCGATACGGCTCTACCATTCACATTATCATTGGGTCATTAGGAGCTACTGACTTCAGACTGGCCGTCTTCGATGGTTTGTCTGATAAGGGGCTCAAGGCCGTTAAAAGTTCTGTACAAGCGTTTGCTGATCTTCCTCGCAAAGCTCCCAACGGATTTGTCGTTGAGGTGGCCGGTGATCCCGAGTCTCCTCTAGATAACTATTGGGTGAAGTTTGATGATAAGGGGAATACTTCCCTAGAAGGTGTGTGGCGCGAGTGCGCCAAGCCTGGAACGCTGACTGCGTTGGACAAAACAACCCTGCCCCATCGCCTCGTGCGAAGCGGGCATTTTGTGCAGAGCGTTCCTCACGTCAGCCCCACTGTTCTGCCCCCAGCTACAGTCACAGATGGTGGAAGTGCAACGGGTATTTCAACTGTTCCTTGGACGCTGACTACTCCAGGTGATGTTTCAATTCCTGCAGGGACTCGTGCGTCGATCCGCGATCATAATGCTGGCGTAAAGCTCACACTCGCTAACGGTGCAACGCGGCTTACCGTCCCCTACACCATTGATACAGCGTTGATGGGTGCGGACACAATCGCTACAGTCACGTTCTACAAGAACAGTGTGTCGCAGGGTGTCAAGACTCATGTTGGCGGTGGCGGCAAACCGTTCATAATGCCTCCGGTTATTCCCGGCACAGATTTTGGAACCGGCGATCTCACGCTGTTGCGTCCCACTACTAAAGGTGAAGGTGCTGGAAGCTTCGACATATCGGGAACATTCGCAACAAACGATGTGATCGAAATGAAGCTCACTTACTCTGGCGGGGCTACTCCCGATCAATACCGGAGAGCGTACTTCACACCTGGGGATTTAACGGTTATTGCTACCGGTAGGCGGGTCATTCGCTTTAATGTGGCGGACACATTTCCTATTGGCGCGACTGTCACTGCAACGGTCGATGGCAACGCCTTCAACTATAACGTGGCTGGCACACCAAAGACCGGCACGGAAGTCGCTGCCGCACTCCAGGCATCTATTGATGCACATGCATCATTGATTGCTGTGCTCGGCACGCCTACGTCTTGGATCATCGTTAGCAATACAAGTAATACGATTCCGACGCTTGTTATGACGATCACGTTTTCCGATCCCACAGTGTTCAACAACCCGACGCTTTCGTTGGTTACAAATGAACACAACGGGCGCACGCTGAAGAACCTGACAGACAGATCGCAAGGAACTGTTCAGTCCAATACGGCGCAGACCATTACAGTCGATGCGCTTACGGGCGGTGTAGACAACAAGTTCAAGTCTGGCGATCTCGTTGAAATTGTTGGAAGTGGAAAATACTTCGTCTTCGAACCGTGCCCTTGGAATGACAGAGTGGCCGGGGATGTTGATGTTGTTCCGTTCCCCTCTTTCATTGACAATGTAATCAGCGATACAACGTTCTATCAGAATCGGCTCGTATTTACTTCAGGTGAGAACGTTGTGTTTTCCTCTGCTGGTGACTTATTCAACTTCTTCAGATACACGGCAGCACAGCTATTGGCTGATGACGTGATCGACGTGAGAGCATCTCGAAAAGAGGTTGCTCTTTTTCATAGCCTCGTGCTATGGAATGGCGCTCTGTATGGTGTCTCAGACAACGGCGTGTGGGAACTCTCAGGTGATCCTGTCCTGACTCCTACAACAATTCGCATTGATTTGGTGAGTAGCATACCAAATACCCCAGGCCCCAAGCCTGTTGTAAATGGTAATGTCATGTATCTCACGCGCGGCAAGGGCGGCTTCACTCAGGTTTCAGAGTTCTTCGTTACCGGTTCAACTGGTGAGACCGTAGATTCGGTGAATATCACTGAGGACGTTCCGAAGTATATCAAGGGTAAGCCACTAGCAGCGGTCGGAGACGATACGCTGGGTTTCTTAGCGCTCTTGACGGACGCTGACGGCCAGAAAAATCTCTACATCTATTCTACTCGTTTCTCTGACGACAACAACCGAAGTCGGGGTCAATCGTCGTGGAGCAAGTGGGAGTTTGCGACTGGTCCAATTGTTGGATTGGACATCGTAGACGGGAAGCTAGGCGTCATAACAGTGCGGGCAGATGGTGCTTTCTTAGAAACCATCGACCTTAATGTGGCGCTGGATTCTCCAACGTCAGATGAGGGATTGTTGTATCTCGACCGGCGTGTTGATCAGACAACGACTGGCGTGTCTTCTGTGTATAGTGCTGGCCCCGATACAACGACCTGGACAATTCCGTTCAATGTGGCAACCAACGGCACTGAAGGAACGCTGGTGGTGGTCAACCGTGGAATAGGACTTGTGTTGGCGTCATCGAGGCCTGCTGCAAATCAGATTCGGACTACCGGACAGGGCGATCTGACTGGAGCTAGCGTCTTCATTGGCGTGCTGTATGAGTTCCGTTACAAGCCTTCGCGCATCTACGCCCGTTTCAAAGACGAAGTGCCTGAGACTCGTGGGCGGCTCACGCTCCGCATGATCGACGTGTTGTATCACGATACTACGGACTTTGATGTCGTGATTACGCTTGTAGGTAGAAATCCGATCACTTACTCGTTCAAGGTAGCAGCGCTTGCACTTCCTACTTCGGGCAGACTAACTGTTCCGATTCTCTCGAAGAATGAGAACGCAACTATCGAGCTTGTCAACTTCTCACCTGGAGTCTGTGCCTTCTCTTCGCTGGATTGGGAGGGGGACTTCTCCATGAGGGATAGACGCATTTGAAGCTAACTGTGAATCAGGCGAGTCTAGAGGAAGCTGTGTGGCTTTCCTCTAGGCTTCGCCCGGAGGATCAACGAGAAGTCGAAGATGCTTCGGGGAAACCTGTTCGCGAAGTGTTAGTGAAAGCATTCTACATGTCTGCGGAGTGCTATTCTCTTCGCTTCAACGAAGAGCCCGATCTCGTTGCCCTTTTTGGTGTAGCACCCCATAAAGACGGTGGCGTGCCGTGGATGCTTTGTACGCCAGATGTAGTGCGCGGAGCTATCGCGGTTCTTCACGAAGCTACTTGCTGGCTAAATCAGTGGGCTCGTAAGTACGGAGACCTCTGTAACATCGTAGACCCTCGTAATGTTCTTCATGTCCGTTGGCTGCAAGCAGCCGGTTGTTGGCTCGTTGAGCCCGTTTGGATTAATGGACATCCGTTTCATCCCTTCATCTATCAGGAATCCACGTCGTGTGTGATCCAGTTACCATCATCGCCGGAGCCTCTCTAGCCATCGAGGCCGGTAGCTCCATCGCCGGGGCTTCGGCGCAGAACAAGGCGTCGAAAGCAAACAAGGCCGCTGCTCAGCAGGCGATGCAGGACACCTGGAAAGACATCTCTCTTAGAGAAGTTCAAGAGCAGGACGCCACCTCACTCACCATCATGCAGGCAGATAGACAGGCGCGTTCGGCAGATGCCGTTGCTCGTGTCTCAGCGGGCGAAGCTGGTGTTTCAGGGGCTAGTGTCGATGCTCTTATCGGAGACATTTCAGCACAGGCGTCCACTTTCAAAGTGACGCAGGAACGCAACTTGGACATGACGATCTCGCAGTTACAGCGAGAGAAAGTTAGTGCCAAGAATGTCGCACAAAATCGTATCAATGCAGTACCTCGTGCTAATCCATTCGCAACAGGGCTTCAGATCGCCAGTGCGGGCGTGACCTTCGCTGATAAGATCGTTTCTAGAAAGCCGTCCAAAGGATAACGGATGCCTCGTCAAAGATTGCAAGTAGACAGCGGCATCTCGCCTGCGGGCTTGAAGCCGACTGCTTCACCGGTAGATACCTTCGTCAAAACTGACGAGGGAAGGAAGCTCGAACAACTTGCTCAAGGGCTGGCGCAGTTATCGCCCGCCCTGGGTCGATTCAGCGATACGCTGGCAAAGCGCAGCGCCGAAGAAAAGTTTGCTGCCGGTCAGAAGAAAGCTCGTGAATTAGCTCAGAGTGCAAAGGATTTCAAAGAGGCTATCAGAAGCGGGAGGATTACGCCGGATCAATCTCCGTGGTTCATGGCCGGTTTGCGCGAGCAGTTCGGTCGTCTCGCCGCTGATAGGATGAACTTCGAGATGATGGTCGCTGCTGCTCAGGATGAGACATTGCGGACAACCACTAATGCTGCCGACTTTGACAGCTTTGCACAGAAGTTCGTTCAGCAGTGGCAGCAAACGAATCTCAACGACGGAGATCGTGACGCTCATTTCGAACAGGGTTTCGGCTCTAAGACCGACGCTTATCTCGCAGATCAGCAGCGGCAGTTCGCTGCACAGCTTGCTGGCCGCGTTGTCCGCTTTGCGGGTGACGGGCACTTCAGCGAAGTAATGAACAGTATTCTTGTCGAGCAGGGTCGTCCTGTCGATGCCACTGCGATGGGCGCAAGCATCACGGCGCTGAATGATGCTGCCGTCGCTCGCGGCAT